AGTGTACCGGGATGGCATTGGAACCCAGATAAAGAGCCAGAGCCTGTCCTAGTCTCTGAGGAGGAAGCAGACAGAAACTTCCACATCCAATGGCTCACCGGAGATACGACCGATAACATTCCGGGTATCTGGAAGATGGGACCAGCCAAAGCTAATAAAATAATTAATAGTGTTCCTAAATCTGATTGGACACAGGCTGTTTTAGCAACATATGAACAGGCTTTGGATAGAAATAAAAATAGATATACTTATGATTATTGCCTTACTATGGCAAGATGTGTAAGAATATTAAGATATACTGATGTTTCTGTAAAGAAAATAACATCAAAACAGATTGATAAGCAAGTTAGTCTATGGACTCCCAATTGTTGGAGCTAATAGATATTTTCAGAAAGGGTAGCGAATGATGAGATATATTCTAGCATGGACTTTATATCTACCTTATAATTTAAAGGTATTATTTGGTAAGATTTTTAAAACTAATAAAAAAATTAAAGACTCTTATAGACACCAGACTTTTTACTTTAAATTACCTAAAAAGAATAAAAAAGAGGTTTCGGTAGTTAATATTAAGAGTTCTTATGTTCCTGAACGAAAAACCATTGGTTCTGCGGCATTTGATCTTGTCGCTCAAGTTCCTAGTTCTGGTTTAATTTTTAAGGCTGGAGAAACACACTTAATCCCAACTGGTTTATCTATTGAGATTCCAGAAGGTAAGTGTGGTTTACTATTTGTAAGATCAGGTCTTTCTATCCAATCTCCTTTAGGTCTTGCTAATGGAGTAGGTCTTATTGATTCAGATTATCGTGGTGAAATTAAAGTACCCATGAGAAACTACTCAAGTTCAAAAAGACATACTATTAACAATGGTGATAGAATAGCCCAATTATTAATTGTAGACTATTTTGCTCCAACCTTAAATAGAGTAAAAGAACTAAAAGAAACAGTAAGAAGTAATGGTGGTTTTGGCTCAACAGGAACTAAATAATGAATACATTTCAAAACTTTATTGCACTAAGTCGTTATAGTCGTTGGATTGAATCAGAAGGTCGTAGAGAAACTTGGGAAGAAACAGTAGATCGTTGGTGGAATTACTTTACCAGCAAAGTACCTGTCCTTCTAGAACGGCCAGATATTAAGGAATCTATCCTTCTTATAGAGACACTTCCTAGTATGCGTGGTCTTATGACCGCAGGACCAGCTCTAGATAGAGATCATACAGCTCTTTATAATTGCTCATATCTTGAAATTGACTCAGTAAGGTCTTTCAGTAATCTTATGTATATTCTTATGTGTGGTACTGGAGTAGGTTATACAGTAGAACAGCGTTGTACTAATAAACTACCAGTAGTTCCTAATAAGATTGAAAAGAATTTTAATAAGATTATTGAAGTTGCTGATTCTAGAGAAGGTTGGTGTAATGCTTTATTTGATCTAATGGCTAAACTATATGAGGGCGTCCATCCAAAATGGGATACCAGTATGGTTAGACAAGCAGGAGCTAAACTAAAGACATTTGGTGGCCGTGCAAGTGGTCCCGGTCCTTTAGAAGAAGTATTTAGATTTGTTACACAAACATTCTATGCTGCTCAAGGTAGACAACTAACATCATTAGAGTGTCACGATATCTGCTGCAAGATTGCTCAATCAGTTATTGTAGGTGGTGTTCGTAGATCTGCTATGATTTCATTGTCTGATCTTTCAGACCGTGAAATGGCAAAGTGTAAAAGTGGATCTTGGTGGGCATCTAGTGGCCATAGAGCATTAGCTAATAACTCAGCCGTCTATTATAATCGTCCTCCTCTTGGTCAATTCCTTGAGGAGTGGACTGAATTGTATAACTCACACTCAGGAGAACGAGGAATATGCAATCGACACGCAATGAGAACAATAGCGGAAAAGTCTGGAAGAAGAACCGATATCGAATATGGTACAAACCCATGCTCAGAGATTATTCTCAGACCAAATCAGTTCTGCAACCTGAGTACAATTGTTCTAAAGCCAGAAGATACAATAGTAACAATCAAAAAGAAAATTGAAATTGCTACTATTATTGGTACTATTCAAAGTATGTTTACACACTTCCCTTATCTACCACAAGAATGGTCAGATAACTGCAAAGAAGAAAGACTACTTGGTGTATCAATGACTGGTATCTTTGACAACGCTCTTATGAATGGTTCCAAAGGAATGGGTAAACTTGCTCATGCTCTTGAATCTCTAAGAGAACATGCAACAAAGGTAAATCTAGAATGGTCAGAAAAACTTGGTATTAATCCAAGTAAATCAATTACTTGTATTAAGCCAGAGGGTACTACAAGTTGTCTTGCTGACTCAGCCAGCGGTCTTCATCCTAGATATGCTCAGTTCTATTACAGACGAGTTCGTATTGATAAAAAAGATCCAATGTATTCTTTTATGAAAGACGCTGGAGTTCCTTGTGAAGATTGTGTAATGAATCCAGATTCAACAGGAATCTTTACATTTGCCCAAAAAGCCCCAGATATGTCTACTACACAAAAGACATTAAGAGCTATAGATCATCTTGAATTATGGCATTCATATCAACAACACTACTGTCATCATAAACCATCTATTACTGTATCTTATGGTGAAGATGAGTTTTTAGCAATTGGTCAATGGGTATACGAAAACTTTAATGAGATTTCTGGTATTTCATTCTTACCAAAATCAGATCATGTTTATGCTCAAGCACCATTTGAAGAAATTGATGCAAGAACATATAATATGCATCCTAAGATTGAAGTAGATTGGTCACTATTAAAAGAATATGAAAGTGTAGATTCTACTAAGTCATCTCATGCAATGGCATGTACTGCTGGTGCTTGTGAAATCGTAGATCTTTCTTGAGGTAATATATGTATTCAAAAGAACAAATGTCAACACGATTAAAACTAGGTTCTACTTTAAATACAGCAGAATTAGCACTAGTTGTTAAAAGTATTTTTGAAAAATTAGAAACTTTAGAAGATGAGATAAAAGAGCTAAAGAATGTCAAATCAACACAACTATCCACAGATAGACGAACAACTAGTAACACTATTGGAGAAGATATACAAACCTCTTCCATACAGTCAGGCTTTAAGCTCTGAAGATTTTACTAGGGAATCAGCCTTTGCTGCTGGTCAAGTAGATGTTGTTCAAAAATTAAGAGCAATATACGAAAAACAAAAAAAGGAAAAACTTAATGTCTAATATGCAAGGTATTTCTTATTTATCTGATTTATTAAAAAAAGCATCAGAATTTAGAACTAGACAGCTAGAAATAGATAGAAAAAAAACACTAGCGTCTATGTCTACAAGAGAACCAAACGCAAGACAAACAAGATTAATACCAAAAACAAAACCAATTGGTGAATATAATCTACCACAAAAAAGAATTGCTGGAGCTGAAATAACAAATATTTATCAAGCAGCCCAACAATTTAATCCTTTTGAAACAAATAAAACAGAAGAACAACTAAAAGAACCTTTAACTTATTTTGATAACTTATCTAAAAAAGTTTCTACTAGTTATTTAGAACAACAAAAACCACTAGTAGAACAAAGAGAAGCTTTAATTCAACAAAGAAATAAAGAATTAGAAGGTATTCCAGATAGTATTAGCTATAGAAAACCCGGAAGAGGTGGTGCTTTTAGTGCTCCTAATCCAACTCGTATAAGAATTGCTAGAGAATATCAAAAAAAATTAGAACCTATTGAACAACAAATTAGTAGACTTGGTACAATTAACACAAGTATTTATAGTTCTCAAACTAAAACACTTGGCGAACTTTCTAATGAATTAAAAAAATATTACGGGCAAAATTTTGAAAATATTTCTAAGGAACAACTTGCTGCCGCAGATCTTTCTGGTTTTCAATCACTAACTGGTGATATTGAAAAATACACATCATTAAGAGACTCTTATATTAAAAAATATCAACAAACTGGATCTAAAGTTGATATGGATTGGATTAAACAATATAATGATTTATTAACTGATACTTCAAAAAGTATTAGTAGCGAGCTTCCAAAAATATTTGCTTCTGCGTCTAATGCTGTTAGTTCAATAAAAGAATCACAAAATTCTACTTTATCTGCTTTAGAAGCTTTAAATAGAGCGGCTGGTGTGCAACAGTCTTCCAAAGAAAGACCACCAGCACAAACAGATATTTCAAATATTTCACGACAACAAGCAATTTCTAGATCCCAAAGATTACAACAATACGGAGAAGCTTCAAAGCCATCTCCCGTTTTTAAACCAAGACCAGTATAAGGAGAATAAACATGGGTGGTGGTCCAACAATTTCAGGTGGTATGACGCAAGCTGAATACCAAAAATTATTAGATGAACAAAGAAAATACGCTGAAGAAGCTGAGGCTAAACGAGAAGAAAAACTTAAACAATATGAACAAGATAGAATTAAAGCAGAAAAAGATCTTCTTGAAGCCCAAAAATTAGCTGAACAACAAAAAATTACAGCACAGCAAGAAGCAGAAGCACAAATTGCTGGAGAATTAGAAGCAGCACAAATGGCAGAAGAACAAGAAAAAGCTAGTGGTTATAGTCTTGGATCAAGTTTTTATGATGCTATTTATAAAGGTATTTCTACTACAGAACAACCAAAACCAGAATGAGGTAATATATGGCAGAACAAACATTAGCGGAAAGGTTTAGAACTTTAGATGGCCGTAGACAGTACCGAATCGACCTTGCTCGCAAATGTGCAAGTTTAACTATTCCATCTGTTCTGCCACCAAGAGGTTGGACTGAGGATACAGCATTGCCACAACCATACTCATCTATCGCAAGTCGTGGTGTTACAGCAATGGCAAGTAGAATGTTATCCGCACTAATACCATTAAACGATACACCATTTTTTAAATTTGCTTTAAAAAGCGGTGCTGAACCTACTCCAGAAATTAAATCTTATTTAGAAACTCTTAGTTATCAAGTATATAATAAAATTATTGCAAATAACTTAAGAGAAACAATATTCCAAACACTACAACATTTAATTATTGTTGGTGATGTTTTAACAATTATGGATGATGACTTTTCTTTTAGAAATTTAAGAATTGATCAATATACAATTCAAAGAAATGTTCATGGTAAAGTAATTGAAATTATTCATCTTGAGTATATACCAATTGATCCAATTGATGAATATGCAGATCAAATGGGATCTTCTGGTTTAGAATATAGACGCGGATATAAAACACTATATTGTCAGTATATTCTAAATGAAGATAATACATGGTATGGAAGAAAAGAAGATGAAGACGGTAAAGTTTATTCAGAAGGTGAATATAAAGTATTACCTTTAATTCCACTAAGATGGTATGGTATTGTTGGTGAAAATTATGGTAGATCGCATTGTGAAGATATTCTCGGTGATCTTACTAGTTTAGAAAACTATACACAGGCTCATATTGAAGGAATGGCAGCAGCATCAACTTTCTGGATGGGTATAGATCCTAGTGGTCTTACAGAAATGGATGATATTGCTAGTGCTGGTAATGGTACATTTGTTCCAGCAAGAACAAGCGATGTATTTTGTATTAGTCCAGCTCAGACACTAAACCCACAAATAGCGTCTACACAAGCCTCTGTTCAAGAAATGAGATCAGAAGTTGCTGAAGCTTTCTTAATGACAAGAGGCTCATTACCAACTGGTGATCGTGTTACAGCTACAGCCGTTAGAATGATTGGATCAGAACTTGAAACAATTCTTGGTGGTGCTTTCTCATCAATTGCTAGAGATCTAATGGAACCAATAGTTAAAAGAGCCGTCTTTGTTATGTTAGATAATGGTGATATTGATGAAAGAATGTATGAACAGTTTTATGATAAAGATGGAACACTTAATGTAGAGATTGTAACTGGATTACAAGCTTTATCAAAAGATTCTGATCTACAAAAACTTATGCAAATGGGTGAGATGGTTAGAAACCTGCCGCCACAAGCATTACAGACATTCCGTTGGGATGCTTATTCAAAGGCTTTAATTTCATCTTTAGGTTTTGATCCAAGAATGTGGGTTAAGTCTGAACAAGAAATTGCTCAAGAACAACAAATGATGCAGCAACAACAGATGCAAGCTAACATGCAACAACAAGCTGGTAATGCTATTACTGGTGGAATTGTTAATACAGCAGCACAAGCAGCACAACAAGATCTACAACAAACAGGTGGTCAGAATATTGCAGCAGTTGCTCAACAATTAGGACTACAACTATGAAAAGAAAATTAAATAAAGCAAGTATGCCATGCAATAAGCCACGCAAGTCACCAAACCCAAATAAAAAGCGTGTTGTAAAAGCATGTGCTAATGGACAAGAAAAGATTATTCATTATGGTGCTACTGGATATGGTCATAACTATTCAGCAAAAGCCCGTAAATCATTTAAGGCAAGACATAATTGCTCTTCAGCTACCAATAAACTATCCGCAAGATATTGGGCCTGTAAGAATCTATGGGCTGGTCCCGGTGGTTCTAAAGCAAGTTGTCCAAAAGGTAGAAAGTGTAAAAAATAATGCCATTTAAATCAAAACAACAAATGAAATTTATGTTTGCTACTTATCCTAAGATTGCTAAAAGATGGGCTAGTGAAACTAAGTCTACCAAAAAACTACCAAAGTATTCTAAAAAAAAGAAAAAGAAATGAAAAAGAAAAAGAAACCTTTGGATGCTTGCGCAAAAGCTGCTAAAGCCGCTTATAAAGTATGGCCTAGTGCTTATGCTAGCGGTGCAGCAGTTCAATGTCGTAAAGGAAAAGGTTTTCTAGCAAAGCGAGTACGCCGTGGCAAGTAAATTTTCATTAGAAAAGAAAAAAGGATTGCACGGTTGGTTTTCTAGAAACAAAGGTAAAGGTTGGATTGATTGTAAAACAGGTAAGCCCTGTGGTCGATCTGGCTCTAAAGATAAACGCAAAGGGTATCCAGCATGTAGACCAACAAAGGCTATGTGTACAAAGAAGGGTATTCGTAATAAACGATCTAGTAAAAGGGTGTCTTGGAAATGAAGACTAAATTTAAATGCAACTGTGGAACAACAACCAGAGTAACGGGGAAGATGGCAATGCCAAAGAACAATCTAAAAGCTTCCTCAATGAAAAAGAGTTCAAAAAAGCGTTAAAACAAATTAGAATGAAATATAATAAACTTCTTAAAAAACTAAAGGATGGTAATAATGAGTGATTATTTAAATGCTTTGGTTGAAACTGAGAAGTTTTATATACTTCCCGTGTGTAATCTTCCCATCAATCCAGCACCACCAACAGAAGATTTTACTTCAGAAGAACTTTGGGTTGATTGGAATCCAACTGGATATAGTATTAGTACAACTGGAGGAGGAAATCTTGGTCAATATAACGATAATATGGAAGAAATTATAATTCCAGATTATATTAAAAAATTAAATATTGATTATATTTCGTTTAGCTCTAACCCAACTACTACTGCTACTGTTGGTGGACAAGATGTTAATACTATTGTTTGTAATCTGGTTTATGAAATTCAGAATGGCTTTAATCCATTTATATCAGGTGATGGTATTGAATATACTTTTAACGAAGAAACAAAATATTATAATCAAATAAAAGTTAATAACGGTCAACTATTAAAAATTGATTTAAAAAATTTATATTCAATTAGAGATATTATAATTACATTTGCAGATTTTATTCCAGCACCAACAGAGTCCGCAGATAAAAACAATAAATGTCATCCATATAATATTACTCTTTGGAAAAAATTCTTTATTAGTTCAGCTAATAATAAAAATGAATTTCTTAAAACAAATTCGTTGCCAGCTAGTCTCAATGAATACTATAATCCATATTATTCACTATAAGGATAACACATGTCTAATTATTTAAACGCAACAGTTAATAACGAGTATTTTTATATTCTTCCAATTTGTAATTTACTTCCATATAACTCAACTACGACAGCTAATACCGTTGGTGGTGTAATTGGAAACACAACAACACTATATAACACAACTACATTATCAATTACAATTCCAGATTATGTAAAAAATCTTGATACAGATTATATTTCATTTGGTGCTAATCCAGCATCATCAACTCAACTTCCATCTAATATTGTCGTAGCTCAGATTGTATACGATACTGGTTCTGCTAACTTTAATGTTATTAATTCTGCTGGAACTTCTGTAAATCTAACTACAGATGCTGACTATACTGTAGAAATTAGAGTAAGAAATGGTGAACTACTTCCAATAGATATTAAAAATATAAAAAAAATTCAAACAAGCTCCGCTGGAGCATCTTCTACTTGGATTGCTGCACCAACTAATATTACTTTGTGGAAACGCTTTATTAAATCTGACGCTACTAACAAAAACACATTTGTTCTTGATAATAAACTACCATCAGGTCCAAATGTAACACAGGCCCAAATGTAACGGTATAATCTATGAAGAAAAAAAGAAACTATAAAAAAGAATATGCTAAGTATCATGGAACTGCTGCTTATCGTAAGCGTAGATCTATGCGTGTTCTAGCACGAAGAAAACTAGAAAAAATGGGAAGAGTTCGTAAAGGTGATGGCAAAGATGTCGATCACAAAAGAGCACTATCTAAGGGAGGAACGAATGGCCTAAGAAATCTTAGGGTTGTCTCCCGCTATGTAAACCGTCGTAAAGACAATAACTAAGGAGAACACATGACAGACGAAACTAATGAGACTCAGCAAACATTTGAATATCAACAACCAGATGCCCCTAGCACGGCTGATGTTCAAATTAAACAAGCTGAACAATCTCAGACATCTAGTACAGAAGATATGGTTACTGCTAGAGAGCGTAAGGCTTTTGAAGTATATGTAAAAAATCAAGGTCTTGAAATCCCAAAGAATTTTAAAGATACAAATTCTTGGTTTGACTCTCTAAAGAATGCACAAAAGGAATATACTAAAGCTCGTCAGGAAATTGCAGAACTAAAGAAAACATACGAAAAAGATGGAACTAATAATCCAGCATATGTAGAAGAAACTGCATCTGAAGAAGCAACACCAGTTACTAAAGAGCCTAAGGTTAATATTCCAGAAGAATTACGAATTCCAGAAATTAAAAAGGAAGAAGTAGTAAATAAAGAACCAGTTAAGGCTGTAATTACCGAAGAAGATTGGTCTAAGTGGTCTATGGAAGTAGCCGTTAGCAATAATCTATCAGAAGAAACTGTAGCTGAAATTAAAACAAAAACTGGTTTTACTGATAGAATGATTACTGATTATGTCGAGGGACAGAGAGCACGGTCCCGTGAAGCCTTCGGTAAGGCTGCTGAAATCGTTGGTAGTCGTGAAAAACTTAGTAATGTCTTTGCATGGGCCGCAAAGACCTTAACTCCGCAGCAACAAGCAGAAATTAACGCAACCCTAGCTAGCCCAAGTTGGGAAGTTGCTTTGCTTGGGCTACAGGCTAAGTATGAAAAGGCTACCGCAGGAACAGCAAAGGGCAAAGAAATGCCTGCAAATAAGAAGCAAGTAAATGTAGCTTCAACTAAGCAGACACTTCAGCCCTATAAGACAAAGCGCGAATTCTACGCTGATAGAGGCAACCCAAGATATAATTCTGATGCCAAGTTCCGTCAGGCAGTAGAACAGCGTATAATGATGACGGATATTACCCGTCTTCCAAACTAAGTTAAGTCATTTTAAGTAAATCCCCCTTAATGGTAATGGATAACACTATGACAAGACAAACATTATATAGACTCCATTGGAAAAATCTATGGAATGTTAGTTTAAGATTTGTCACTAATTGTTTTTATTTTTAATTGTTACTATAAACTTAAACTAATAGGAGTATATAAATATGGCATTTCCTTCTGACTCATTTTCTGATGCAACTGATTTTGCATTAAATCGTTCTGGTCTTTCTGATGGCCCAAAGGGTGGCGTAGCTGGTGCTAATAAGCTTTGGCTACCACTTTGGTCTGGTGAAGTAATTCACGCTTATGATCAGTACAATATTTTTGAAAACCTAATTACCAGTAAATCACTAACTGGTGGATTCTCATGGGAATTCCCCGTAACTGGTACTGTACTACTAAACCCATCATGGGATGCTGGTGAAGAACTAGGTGGTGGTAGCTCAACTAGCACTACTTTCAAGGTTAATCTAGATAATCGACCAATGGCAGCTCACTTTGAAACTGATAATGTCGATGCTCTTGTAACCCAATGGGATTATCGTAGCGAACTAGCTAGACAAGCTGGACAAACTCTTGCTAACACAAGAGATCGTCAAATTGCAGTAGCTCTACTAGCAGCTTGTGCAGTTGACCCACTAGTTAACGATCCTCGTGGTTCACTAAATTTCCCTGCTCCAGTAGAAGTATCAAATAGCGCAGCTTCAGCTGTTGATGAAACAGCAGCACTTAATATTCTTAAGGCTATTGAAGATTACTTTGTACACATGCAAGAAAACGATTTCCCAATTAACAATGTATATTGCGTTGTTACACCAAAAGTATTCCAGACTATTCGTGGTCTTGGTATTACTAGAGCTGCCGATCTAGCTACACTAACAAATGTTGGAGCAAACTTTACTAAGTATCCAATGTTTGGTGGTGGTAGCGATATGGGTGGTCTTGGTGGCCCACTAAGCATGGGAATGAATACACTAACTGATAGTCTTGAATATATGGGTTGCCGTATTATCAAGAGCAATCACTTACCAACTACCAATTACGGCGCAAACGCAAATTCCAATATTGGTGGTACTAAGTATAACATTGACGCAAGCACAATTAAGCTACACGGAATGATCTTCCAGCCAGAAGCAATTGCTGGTCTATCACTAATGGGTATGAAAGTTGACACCGTACAGGATGTCCGTAGAAATACTCAGTTCACCGTTGCTAGCATGATGAAGGGTACTGGTATTCTTCGTCCAGAGCTTTGCCAAGCACTTGTAGGTTATACTAACGGTGTATTTACTGATAATGCACCAACCAGAGTAGAACTAGATGCTGCTCTAGGTGCTAACTACAATGTTTGGGAAACCGAATATCGAGTAACTCAGTAATAATGATTAATCTTACTGTTAACGGTTTGTTTGTTCAAGTCGATTGACAGGAGGTGGTCCTAATCTACCCCCGGCTCCCTTAAGTGGGAGTCGGGTGGTTTTTTTCTTTTAAGGAGGCTATATGGGTTTTATAACCAAGCTACAAGCAATTAATCAAATGTTACTGGCTGCGGGTGAAGCTCCTGTAGCTGATCTATTAAATAATTCTGGTGTTGATACCAGCGTTGCTGAAACAATTCTAGAACAAGCAAGTCTTGATTTTCAATTAAGAGGTCTTGCTAACAATAAAATAATTAGAAAACTAAATCCAAATAATCAAGGTAAAATTTTATTATCAGTAGGAGCAGACTCAGATGAGGAAGGTATTATTTCTGCTGATCTTATGTCACTACATTTAAATACAAATAATGAACGAATTGTTGCTAAAGTTTATAATGATGGTACTGGCTCTGCTGGTTCTATAAAACTTTATAACTTTACAGACGATACTGATATCTGGACAACTGGTGTTGATTATTATGTAGAAATTATTAAAAAACTTAAATGGGATCATTTAGATACTCCTATTCAAAAAGCAATAATGACTACAGCAGCTAGACATTATCAAATTCTTACACAAGGTGATCCAGCAGCAGATCAATTCTTAGCTTATCAAGAACAAGTATTTAATTTTAAAGGTAAGTCTGCTGATATTAATGATAAAAAAAGAAATATTTTCCAAACAGGCGACGCAAATGTAAGGGGTGCTATTTTTAGAAATCCTTATATTTATGATCCATCAAGATACCGCTTCTGGCGAGGAGTATAATAATGGCTAAAAGATATCCAGTTACAAGAGGACCATCAGTATCTACTAAAATACCAGTCTTTACATTAAGTGGTGGAGTTAGTAGACAACCACAATCTAAAAGACTACCAAGTGAAGCACAAAACATGGATAATGCTCTTGTATCCCTAGAGAGATCTTTTGAAAAAAGAGCTGGATTTACTACAACGCCACAATATACTTTTACTGGTAATATTGACTACACCAATCCAACAATTAACGCAACATTTACAAGATCTAACGATATTATAACAATTACAAAAACAGATCATGGATTATATGTTGGTGATTTAATTAATATTGAGTTTGGAGCTTATTCACCAGATCCAATTGTTGCTGGAAACTATTTAGTACAAACAGTAACTAATGCAAACACATTTACAATAAAATCATTAACTTCTGGATCTATAGGAAGTAATGCATGTTCATATACTAATTCTAATATAATTCAAAATCACCAAAGAGTAGATTTATACCCACTAGAACATGACTACTCAGTAACAAAAGATTATTGGTTTTATTGGTTTAATATAAATGATAACAATAAGTTTTTAGTTGTAGTTGATTATAAAGCAACAACAGCACCTTCTGTTTTACTTTATGTATTTAGATTCAGACCAGACGGTACTTGGAGTAATG